CTCCCTCTTACTTAAACAAAACCGTATTCGTTGCCACTGATTCTCAAACCCTGTGAGGTGTTAAATGAAGCGTGGCTCAAAATATGAGAACATGATTAAGACAGATTTAAAAGCTTTAGACCTATTAGAAAAAAGATTTCAAGATGTAGCAGCTAAGAGTGTACGATGGGGCTACTTTGATAGTAAGTACGATGCAAGCGGTAGAGGCGGTAAAGACAAGAGAAACGGACTACCTGTAGCTGTATTAGCCTTATGGCATGAATACAGATTAGGTATGGGGCAAGGTAATTATCCTCGTCGTCCTTTCTTCACAGATACCTTTCCAATAGCAGCACAAGTTTGTAAGAACTTTGCACCATTTGTATTTGGTCTAGCAGCAACAGGTAGAAGCAAAGACAGCATCCAAAATGCTTTCCAACATCGCCTATCAACCTTAGCTAAATTCATGTGTCGTGTTGTACAGAAATCAATTGATGATGGTAACTTCACACCATTAGCTCCTGCAACAATAGCAGCTAAAGGACATGATAAAATATTACAAGAGACAGGCCAACTAAGAAATAAAATTCAATGGATGATTTATAGCCGTAAAGCTTATGGTAAGAATAAAGAGAAGATTGGCAACGTAGGTGGCGGAACAATTGAACGATTAGAAACCTATGGTGATGGTACATTAGATTTATCAAGCCAAGCAGTTAGAAAAGTTAGAAAAGCTACAGGTGCGTCAGGTAAAGGGAGGGCATAATGCTAACACCAATGTTCCTCTCTGTAGGAAGCACAACAGCAACAGTGAAACGATATGGTACAGGAAGCTATCTACACGGTAGATGGGTAGAAGGTGCTGAAACAACATTTACAATTACAGCTAACATTCAACCACACACAGTTAAGAATATCAGTGATACAACAGCAGAAGGCAATAAAAGCAACAAAGCTATTAAGGTGTTCACGACCACAACACTAAAAATGACACAAGAAGGAACAGCCTTATTGAAGGGCGATAAAATCTCTTGGCATAGTGAATGGTACGAAGTGTCTGAGCTATACACTTATGAAATGGGTGTCCTAAATCATACGATGGTAATAGCCCTAAGAGACGAGGTGAATGGATGACTACAGTAAGTAATTCATCTTACACCTCTATTGAAGATAGTGTGATACTGGCTTTTGAGTCTTTAAGTTTAGGTGCTACACCTGTTTTATCGAACAACAATGGTGTTGAGCCTCAAACCCCCTACTGTGAAATCACTGTATTAACAGATGACGCTATCAGTTCAGCTACAGAGTCTTTATGGGTGAATGCAACAACAAGGGTGCAAACCCTAACTATCCCTTACCAAACTACTGTACGTTTTGCTTTTATCGGTAAGAACAAACAAAGTGGTGGTAGTGATACAAACGCTCCAAACATTGCTAAAACATTTGAAGGGTTGATGAGGTTTGCAAATACTCGTCTTAAATTTGCAGATAACGGGTTAAGTGTTATCAAAATTGGTAAGTTGGTTCAAGTACCGATGATGAGAGATAATAATATCTTCTCTATTACAGGGATTGATATTACGTTTGGATACACACACACAATTACATTAGTGGATGACACTATTGATAATTTTGATGTGGATGGTGTTGTGCAATATAAATTAGTGGAGGCATATCATAATGGATATGGAATGTCTTACGGATATAATTACGGTCAACAAAATACAACAAGTACAATAGAAGATATTGGTGTAAGCCTAAGCCTTCCCTAATAACAAGGAGTCAGCATGACAACATTAAATAACATCGTCGATGTTAGCATCACACGAGAAACTCGTACAATTCAACGGGCTTCTTTTTCAATCCCTTGCTTCATTGCAGAACATACAATCTTCGCTGAACGCGCTAAAGAATACACCTCTTTAGCTGATATTTTAACAGCAGGTTTCGCTACAACATCGGCTGTTTATAAAGCAGCTACATTGTACTTTGGTCAAACTGTTGCCCCAAGTAAAATTGTTGTTGGTCGTCGTTTAGTTCCAAGTGTGACAATTACACCTACTGTTGCTAACACAGCAGTATACAGCTTCAAAGCAAATGGCACACTGATTACATTTACATCTGATGCAGATGCAACAGCAGCAGAAATTGTAACAGGTTTGAAAGCAGCCTTAACAGCCGCCTCTATCCCTACAACTGGTGCTAGTGGTATCGTTGCGTCAGGTACAACTACTTTAATTTTAACACCATCAGGCGATGCTTCTAGTATTCGTAACTACACAGCTAACCTAGTGGCTGTCAATGCTGCATCTGTAGAAGATTGGGTGTCAGCAACTATCCCTGCCGTTCGTGCTGTTAAAGACCAATGGTATATGCTTTCTATTGACACACACGCTGATGCTGACGTATTAGCCGTAGCAGCTTACATCGAAGGTATCAAAGCTACATCGCCTAAGTTCTATGTGTTCTCTAGTGCAGCTAGTGATATTAAAACCTCTGCTACTACTGACATTTTCAGTTTAGTTAAAGCGTTGAGTTATACACATACAGCTTACATCTATAGTGGTATGGCTACTTCATTTGCTGAATGTGGTTTGGTTGGTCGCTTTGCGCCTGAACAAGCTGGTAGCAACATTTGGGAACAGAAAACTATTGTTGGCTTGACAGTTGATACATTAACACCTGATGAGATTAGTTACATCCATGCTAAGAATGGGGCTACTTATGAGAATGTAGGTAGTGTTGATGTGGTGATTGGTGGTAAGTGTGCTGATGGCGGCTGGATTGATGAGTCAATCTTTGTAGATTGGTTGAAGTCAAGAATACAGGAGTCTTGTTGGTTTATCCTTGTGAATACACGGAAAATTGGTATGACTGCTGCTGGGGCAGCAGCTATTGAGGGTGCAATTCGTGGAGTTATGGCAGAAGGTATTCAAGTGGGTGGCTTATCAGATGAGCCAGCACCAGTTGTAACTGTACCTAACGTGCTTAATCTTAGTTCCGCACAACGCGCTACACGGATTCTTCCTGATGTTACTTTTACTGCCCGCCTAGCTGGTGCAATTCGTGGTACAACAATTAGCGGTACAGTATACGCCTGATAGGAGAAATTTATGAGTACATCAAGAGTAGCAACTCTTTCGCCAGTGGATGTGTCTGTTGTTATTACACAGTCATCTACAGGTCTAGTTCACGTTGTAGGCGGATACATGGATGATAGTAATATCACCGTAGAGCGCGGCAGCGATAGTTATGAAAAACACAACGGCGTTGATAACAAAACTAGCCGAATATACAAAGCTGACAAAAGCGGTATGATTACAGTTAATTTGGCGCAGACATCTGTTAGTAATGATGTCTTGGATGCTTTGCAGCGCAATGACGCAGCAGCGCGTAACAGCACTGGCTTGTTCTCCGTTACTGTCAAAGATGCGAGTGGCCGTTCAGTCTACTTCGCGCAGGAAGCATGGATTTCAAAAGTGCCAAACAGCGCCTTTGGAAGTGGGATGCAGGCGAGAGAATGGGTCATGCAAGCAGCAGAGATGAGTAGCTTAATTGGCGGAAACGGATTAATTTCGCCCGAAGATGTAGCTACAATCGAAAGTTTAGGCGGAACAGTTTCCGCAGATTGGCGAGCATAACAGTTGACGAAGATATAAACCTGTAGTAGAATGCAGGTTTATATTGGAGGTTAACTATGAGTGGAAAGATTTGGAACAAACCTATTTATGGCATAGGTATAAATGAGGGCAAATACCCATCTTGGGAAAATAATGCTAGTACAAAATGTTATGAATTGTGGGTAAAAATGCTTTGCCGTTGTGTTAAGAAAGATAAGAAGCATATAGCATACCACACAGCTACTTGTTCTGAAAACTTTAAATCCTACAGTTATTTCTACGAATGGTGTAACAAACAAATAGGTTTTAACCAAGAGGATTTTCACCTAGACAAAGATGTATTAGTTAAAGGTAATAAAGTTTATTCAGAGGATACTTGTGTATTTATACCAAGAGAACTAAACCTTCTTTTGACAAAATGTGATAGGTCAAGAGGTATTTATCCTGTTGGTGTAACACTTCGCAAAGGCAGATTCAGAGCCAGATTAAGCATAAATCACAAAGAAGTGTCAGCAGGTTATTTTGACAACGCAGAAGAAGCATTTTATGCTTATAAAGCAGCTAAAGAATCACACATCAAAGTAACTACTGAGAAGTACAAACAAGTTATTGACCCACGCGCATACCAAGCACTACTAAACTACACCGTAGAAATAACAGACTAAAGTAGGCGATTAGCCTCAACCAATAAAGGAGTAAGGCTAATGACAGTATCAACATACAGCCCAAGCGATGTATCAGTCATCTACGGTCTTAAAGCATATCAACGGTTTTACTGATGGCAGCTTCATCACAATCCACAGGGAAACACCTTTGTTTAGCCATAGCCGCGCAATGGACGGCACTCTAGCCTTAGCCATGCAGAAATACTCAACATACACAGTAACACTAACCCTTGCTCAAACTAGCGACTCAAACCAATTCCTACACAGCCTACAAAAGTTAATGATGAAGTCGTTGACAAAAGTAGACAGCCGTTCACCTTTTAGTGGGCTTAGTAGTTTATCAGGGATTAAAGCAACTGTCAGCAATGTCATTTCCAAACTACCATTTATTATCAAAGATTCAAGCGGTAATAGTGTATTTTTTGCGGTGGAAGTCTGGCTAGACACTGAACCTGATGTAGTTTACAGCGCAGGAATGGAAAGCCGTATATGGACAATAAAGTGTCTTAATGCTACTAACTCAATAGCAGGAAATGGGGAGGATGACCTCTTAGCTGAACTAGCAGGTATCGGTGCAATAGCAGAAGGCGTAACAGGAATTATTGGAGGGTTAATATGAGTATCACCATTTATGACCCATCCCAAAACAGCATAACAATTGCAGGGCATACTTGTCAAGGTGTTATCAGTATAAATACAAAACGTGGAGACGCTATTTCTAAAACCATTAACGGTATTAGTGAAGCCTACTCTACAAGAATAAGAACAAGGCGCAAGCCATTCACTGTAACAGTGACATTATTACAAACATCCATTACGAATGTTTATTTACAACAGTTAGCTAATGCCTCAGAGAGCGCAGTGGATAGTTTTGTTGATATATTGATTTTAGGTAGTGGTGGCGTTGTTCATTTACGAAGCATTGGTTATATAGAGACAGCTTCTGATTTAGAACAACATGAAGAATTAGTCGAGCGAGTTTGGACATTTAGAGTTA